GGCGTTATAAATACATCTTGACCAACAGCTTGTGCCTGTAGTCCTGCGTCTGTCATAACATCTTCGTCTCTAATACTTACATTTATATCTGCATCATCAAATAAAGATTTGACTTTACCCATTCCAGCCTTTACCATTTCGCCTGCTTTTTTAACTACGTTACCCATTCTGTATCCGTCTCTAGGTATACTAGCTAATCCACCATCAGCAAAAGGTCTTGTAAATTCTTTTCTTGGCATAAAATATAATGCAGAGTTTGTAGGGTCACCGTAGTATGCTCTAGCTTGATCTCTAATCTCTTCAACACTTGCTTGTGGTGAAGTATATGGTGTTTCTTCTTCAACTTCTTCTTCATCACCACCCATTAAAAATGGTGCAGCAATTGCTGTAGCTCCAAGTCCACCTGCTAACATTCTAGGTACGCTAAAAGCTTCTCCAGCTTTACCACCTACTCTGAATAAATCCCCAAGTGTGCTTAGTTTACCTTGGCTTCCAAGAAGTTGTCCAATACCACCTACGTTTCCAAATATACCTTTTGCAGCTCCACCAAATTTTGCTCTACCGAGTAAACCTCCAAACTGTGTTCCAGGCAAACCAAATGTTAATCCAGCAAGTAACGCCGTCTTACCTAATGGTGATTTAATTACCTTTTTAACAGCTCTTTTAGCTTTCTTTACAATTTTACCTAAGAAATACCCTTGTCTTGGCTCTTCTAGTGTCATGATACCACCGCCAGCTCTAAGTTGTCTTTCCATATCCATTCTTGAAATTGCCATAGTTTGTCCTTTTTATAGTCTTTTTCTCCTATAATCAATCATATATATCTACAAGGTCAGTTAGTCCGCCCATCATAAAATCTATTCTTCTGTTTGTACCATCGATAAAACCACCGTCTTTTTCTCCACCACCTGGATCAAATGGATCGTTGTAAGAGCCATCTGACTGCACGCCTGATTCACCAGTAGCGTAAGAACCTCCTTCGCCACCAGTTTCTTCTCTATATGCTCTATCTATTCTGTTTAAATCAGCTTGTCTTTGCTCTCTTTGTTGTTGATTTAATTGAGCTTGAAACGCCTCTTCTTGTCTTTTCTTTTCTTGTTCCCTAAGTTCGTTTCTCTCTTTTGTTTTTTGTAAATAAAACTGTTGTTTAGTTCTCATTAATCTAGTCATTGCATTTGCTTTTGCTACAGCTGCTGCATTTGTTCCTATATATTGTCCTGTAATAGGATCAAAACTAAGTTCTTCATCATCGGTTATTCCAAACTGATCTTGATATTTATCTGTTAATCTTCCTGATAAAGATTCACGAAGATCTGTTGCTTCTGTACCAACTCTTTCTGCATAATTACCAAATGCAGATCTAGTATTTAATCCGAATGGATCTTTAGATAAACCAGATTGATTATCGCCAAATACTGTTGGACCAGTGTAGCCCATTTGACTTGTGATAAATGCTTGATCAGGTCTAGATAAAGTTCCAAATTTATCTGCTTTGCCTAAGATAGCATTTAATATACCTATGTTTGTTCTTGGTGTATACCCTTCTTCCATGATCTCTTGTGGTGATTGTGGCTGAAACATTTTTCCTGCCATAGTTCTTTGTTGTGGTATTCGCATACCTTCTCCAACATAAAACCCAGCATCTTGAGGATTAACATCTTGCTTAAACATGTTCATTCCAAAAAGTTTTGCTGTGCTAGGATTATTATACGCATCTTCTAATCTTTTTGTTCTAGCATCTACTGTGTTTTGAAAACCAGTTGTTAAATCTGTAATGCCTCCAGTGTAGCCCATACCACCCCCACCTCCACCAGCTTGTGCTTGATAAGTTGTAGCTATACCAGTGGGAACTTCGTTTTCATCACCTTGTGGTACTTGAAACGGATTCAATAAATATTTGCTTTGAGGTATATATTTATACCCCTGGTCATATACCGATTGATCGTATTGACTTAACATTATTTTTCTTTGTCCTCATCAGATGCTGCACCTAACGGTGGCATCGCTGCTACTTTTACTTTTAATGATCTAGTTACGTGTTCCCTCTGTGTAGCAGTATTTGGATTTGCAATATCATCCTCTGCTTCTTGATCTGAGTTATACTCGTAATTAGTTTCTTTGTTTCTTAAAACTACTTCTGTTTCACATTTTACAACCGGCACCTTCTTGCCGTTTATGTATGTATATGCTACTTCACCTTCTTCTATAAACATATTAGTCCCTATTTATTTCTAGCAGAGAAACTACCATGTGTAGTCTACCTGCAGTTGTTGCTTGTGCTTTTAATATCTCACTCTCTTGTAATATAATTGGCTGACTTATCAACTCTTCTGTAGCATTTGCAGACACTGCTTTTGTTTTAAAAAGAGAAAATACTGCTGCACTTGCATCTGTTAAAGTTACATTAATACTATCTCCACTGCCTGAATCATCAGATACTAAAATACTTTTTATAATCGCTCTAGAATTACTAGGCGATGTATAGACTGTAGTATTATCAGTCGTTGTAAAATCTACCTTTGCGTTTTTATATACGTTAGCCACCTATAAACCAAGAAAACCTTTCTTGCTCCTGTTTTTGTTCATCTAAAAATGTTGAATTTAACTGTTCTACAATCAAAGTAACAGCTCTATTAATCTGTTTTTGGTTAGATATATCGTACTCTTCTTTTGGTTCTGGTAATCTTATTGCTATTTTAGCCATTATCTTCTCCCATCAGGTTGTACATCTAATCTAAATGTGCCAAATCGCCACGATTCAGATACGGCATCGTTTTCTATTTTTATATTTACAAATCTTCCACGTGCTCTTGTATCCTTTTTATCAGTACTTGCGGTAATTGTAAATGGACTCAAAGACGTTGCAGTTTGTGAATCTGAAGGGTATCTTTTAACAGCTAATGTTACTTTTGCATTACCTGCTAACGTTTTAAAATCTGGTAAAAACCTTCTTACAGCTAAGAATACATCACCTGCTATAGCATATGACTGACCTCTTTGCATTTGTTGAAGATCATAGTCATATGATTGTATAAAAGATGTAACTGTTGTTGTAGATCCATCGGGGTTTACTTGGTCTGTACCTACCTCATGTTCAAATAATGTAGTTTGCCCGAGCCCTGATTCTCCAATAATGACTGGAAATGTACCTGATGCACTATCGTCAAACTTAGTTGCAAAAGGTGTAGGATATACTGTTGCATCAATCCATGTAGTTCTAGCTTCTGTTCCTACATACCAAACAGTTCCTGTTCTAGCGTTGCTTTCACCATAATTATATACAACATATTGATCGTTGTATTCTGAATTAGTTGTTGGATAGTACCATACTACCTCTGTAAACTGATTGTTTAATCCTGCATATACTTGTTGTCCTTTTGTAGTATCAGCTTGATCATAAACATAATCTTGTACAGAACATGGTAGTGATTTAACTGTACCATCGAACATAAAGAATCCGTTTGGTGACATCCAATACGCAACACCATCTATTTCGACAGCTGCATTCTTACCTATCAATCCACAGTTAGTACCCACCTGTTCAAAACCAAATGTAAACGGAGCACCAATAAATTTCATTGTATATAATGCATTGTCGGTCCAAACTAGAATAGATTCTTTTGCTTTTAATGCACCCATAATTCTTGTGCCATCTTGAAGCCTTTGTGAACCAGCTGTGTTAATCGCTGTTACTGTATAGTCATTTATATCTTCTTGTTCAGAGAATCTTATGAACATATCGTCTTGTGTTGCTGGTGTACCTATAGTTGTTTCTGTTCCAAGATGTATTAAGTGACGAGTTGTTGGTGACACTAGTGTTACCCTTGTTGCAGTTGGATTATTTGTAGTTGCAAATCCAGATGTAGCTGTTGACGCTCTTACTTCTAGTGGTGTTGTAGCTCCAGCGTTCCATGTAAATGTTTTACCATTTGCAATTGTTGCAACTAATACTTCTCCAAAATTACTTAATGACCATAGCCCTGGTTCTAGTGTTACTTCATCTGCTGATGATGCTTCACCCCATTTACCTGCTCCCCAAGTATCTGTACCCCAACCATAACCATATGATTGTGCTGCAGGACCTACTGGCTCGTAAGGAATTAATTCTATACTACCTCCTGTAGACACAGTTGCTGATGCGTTAGAGCTTTGTGTAACTGTAAATACAGAAGATGATGTAACAGAAGTCACTTGAAAGTTTTTATCTTCAAAATCAGAATCAGAATAACCTGTACCGCTTGGTAATGTTACATTGTTAAATTGTACAATGTCACCCGCTACCAAGTTATGACTAGCTTTAGTTACAGAACAAATAGCAGAACCAGACGTAGTTGCAATTGTTGCGCTAGTTAAAGCCGTCTTTACAGGTGTGATGTCATAGAGCTGACCTTCAAAGTATAATAATAAAAACTTGTCTGTTCCAATAGCAACATAACGGTTACCATCAAGATCAACAAATGCAAACTCTCTTCGCGCTACACCACATATAGTATCTGTAACAAGTGAGGACCAACCACCAACTTTTTCTGGTAGCATGTATCTAAATCTTACATTGTCACAATCAACCCAACGTCGTTCAGCACCAACAGACGTATTCTGTTTGTCGATTCCTGGAAAGAATGTAAAGTCTAATAGGGCCACGTACCAGCTCCTATATTTTGTCTTTGTATACCCAGCCTCTCGCTGCATTAACATACACCAAGGTAAAAGCTGAAGCATTTGTTGAAACAACTAAATCAGATCCAGATCCATTTATATTAGATCCATTTCTACCAACAGTAAGGTTGTTAGATGCAAGATTGTTTCCACTATCAATAAATGTAACTTCATTTCCAATAGCGGGTGAAGCAGGTAGGTTTATTGTAACCGCAGCACTTATACCACTTCCAGATGTGTCAACTAAAATTTGATCACCATTAACCGTAGTATATGTTGC